TAGTTTAGAATTTTAATATATATGTGAAAATAAAGATTTAGTATATGATTAAAGATTTTAGAGAGTTCACAAATGAAGGCCTTTTTGATAAGTTTGGGAAAAATTCGCAGATATTTTAGGTAAGAAGAAAAACCAATATGAGTATAAATTAGAGATATTAATTGACGAAGAACCATATGATACATCACAATTTGGACAATTGAAATTTGGTGTATATGTAAAGAATGTTGATGATTATTACTATCTAGGTGATATAAGGGAATTCACGACAAGTGGTGGTGGTTCTCCTTATTTAAGCTATCTAAATATAGATAGAGTTACTAAAAAAACACCTACACAAGAATTAGTATTACCTAACCAGGAAATTATGGATATAATTGAGAAAGAATTGGATAAGCCATATTTATCTAGAAATTTAATGGATGAGACAATTACAAAGAGAGAATATATTAAAGATGTTATTTCTTAAAAATATATTTTAAATAAAAAAGAGGTGAAATTAATTTCACCTCTTTTTTTATGTTTTCGATTTATCTCTATTAAGAGTTTATAAATCCACCAGCACTGATTGCACCAGTTCTTAGAATTGTAATATTGTTTACGATGATTCCCATACCTTTGATTGGCTCAACATAAGTGTCTAAAACACCCATTTGGTTGTCGATTATCTCTGATGTATTATTCTCATCATCCATCTTGTTAAAGTAGTTATATAAACCATTCTTACTTACATAAGTCTCACAGATAACGTCTGCTCTTAGTTTAATCTCTGCTCTAATATCAGGAGTATTATATTTCCATTGGTAATCTAATAACATTCTAGATAGTTCTCTTTCTAACTCAACAAGAACTTCTCTAACATGAATGTATGATAATGCTGATTTATAAAGCGTTTGTGCAGTATTCTCAGTCTCAATGATATAACCTCTATTTCTCTTATATACAATAGGATTCATTTGTGCTTGATTTAGATTCTCAATATCTTCATATGTGAAGTCCATTTCAAGTCCACTAATGTTTGTTATTTTACCATTTGTAACACCAGCTGCAATAGTCCAAGGTGTAATCGAAGTTACATTTGAAATATGCTTTCTCATGTATGTAGTTGCTACATATGATGCAGGTGGCATATCTAATGGTCTACCGTTGTCATTTACAGTTAAGTAAGGAGTAAAGTATCCAACAGTTGTAACACCGGCACCGTCTGCGAATGAATAAAGGAATGCTGGATTACTCTCAGGGTCACCACCTTCTGCGATGAATTCTGTTTGTAATATACCCTCTGAATCAACGAAACTAGGTGAGCTTGAGTTCTTAAAGTCTCTTAATGATGGCATATTGATGAAACCAAATAGGTCTAATCTAGTACCACAAATATCTACTAACTGTTGCTTAGATCTCTCAGTTAATCCTAACCCAAATGAGTCAATTAAATATCTGAAATCGATAGCTTCTTTATTAGTTAAAGCTTTGAACATTGGTGTTCCTTTAGCAACAAGATTTAAGATACTATCTTGTCTATCTTCGCTACCATCTGGTAATGAATTTGTTCTAACTTTAAATCCTTTAAGAGTTATTGCTTTATATGTAGATACATAGTTATCAATACTAACATATCTTAGTGTTTGTAAATCACCTCCAAAATTATAAACTTTAATTCTAGAATCACAAGTTATCTCAGATAATGTAGCATCACCTGCATAACGTTTCTTGCTTAAAATTCTAGTTAATTTTCTTGGAACTTCACCAATTTCTAATTCGTCAGTGTCAACATATGCTTCAAGGAAATTACCAGGTCCTAATTCAGTATATCTAGTAGCATCAACTAAAATTTTGTTATGTACTCTTGTATATCCTGTTGGGACTTCAATTTCAATACTTTGTTTTAAGTTAGATTTTCTAGACTGTATAAATATAGTATTATTAGCCTCAACATTCACTGATACATCTACAAATTCGATGTCTAAATCAGTTCCAGTTAAATACATTTTAAGATAATATTTAGCATTATAATCATACACAAGATTAACTCCGAATAGAGTCTCTGTTTCTACTTCTTCGGTAACTTGATATGCGTAATAATCACTACCAGTAAATCCAAGTGCAACTGCTAATGCCGCAGGTGCTAACCCAGTAGCTACATCATTTTGTATTGTAAATGTGCCTGTATTTAATACAGAATCTGGTATTAGTATTTTATCTAATGATAATAAGCCAACTTCACTAGCAAAATCTTCATCACTACCAAATATGATATAATCATATCCAGCATATGAAGAAGTTGGTGATCCAGTAGCATCCTCACCGTCGATAAAATCAACAGTTACTGTGTCTCCTAATAAATCATTAGTAGCACCAGTTGAGTCTGTATATAATCTATTATCATAAAAGAAATCACCTGTATTAATCATACCATCATAGAATCTACTATAGAGTAGAGAATTTTCTGCGACTACACCTTGTGTTGCAGTAGCGACAGTATTCTTTGTAATCATACCTTCTGAACCCAATATCGTTTCATCATCAATTGTATAAATTACTAAGTATCCATTATCAACTATATAAGTTAAATCACCAGATTCTAATGTAGTTTGTAATTCGAATGATTTATTTTCATAAGTTGCAGTAACAATATTTAATACACTAGAATCTTCTAATCTATATTTATCACGGTCTGAACCATCACTACCACCTAAACTCATAGCCATTCTATCAATATTAGTGCTATCTAATAAATTAACTAATCTATTAAACATTTTGAATTTTCTATATTGTTCATAGTTATTAACATCTTGTATAGTTGCAGTTTCACTAAATTCAATTTTAATTTTACCACTACCTTCATCTGATACTTCATAATCAGTATCATTAACAAGTCCTATGAACCCACTATCATTAATAGTTAAATGTGTGTATGTTGAAGAAGCAATCACATTACTAACTATATCAAATTCAACATAACCCAAAACAATATCACTTGCAGTAACAGTTGGGTAAGTATCTTCAGTGATTGTTGTATTAAGAACAATTTCACCAGAATCATTAAGAACTGCGGTTGCAAAATAAGAAGCAGTTGTTGATAATATAGGATAATCAGTTGCAAATATTTCTAATGTAACTACTTCTGCGGTTATATCTATTTTCTCGTCTCCTATTACAGCAAATGCGTTAGCACCAGCAGTATAAACGATAGACATAGTACCAGATGTTCCTGTGTATGATGTTCTTGTAACATCATAAACTGAGCCTTCTCCAAACCATGCTGTTCTATTATCACCATTTGTTACTATACCTTCTTCTAATGGGATAGAACCAAATGCGTGAGCTGATTGGTCGATATAAGACGATGCACTACCACCTAATATTGCAGTTACATTACCCGGTAAATCAAGAGGTGTGGCAGTAATTTCGATTTGTTCTGATATTAATTCTTTATAAGAAATGAAATCGATATTAGTTTCATTCTCACCTACGATTGTATTACCCAATAGATCTAACATACCATTATAATAGTCTACTTCTACTAAGTCATTGTTGAATGCGCAGAATAAACCTGTTTTATCTGTATCTCTATTTAAACTAGTCTCAATAAATACATTTGTACCATTTAAGTCTCTAAAATATGGAATCAAAGATAATCCTTCATAATAGGTAAGAAGATTGATATTTCTATCATTAGCAAAATTACTAACTTCTTCTTTTATTAAACCAGATGCGTTAAAATATTGACTCCATCTTGGATCAACTGCTAATGATTGATAATTAGACCAATCACCAGAAATAACTACAACATCAACCATATAATCGGAAGCGTAATCATTTGCATTTACAAATGGCGGCATCTTATCGATTGTACCATACCATTCTAGTAAAGTTCTATCAAACCCAGATAGTGCAGATTTGAAAACAAATGTAGTAACAGGTTTGTCACTTAGATTTGTTAAACTAAATGCTCTTTCTGCATACCCAGTGTTTTCTTTAGTAAGATTAATGAATGATTCAGTATCTCTTTTCCAAAACCCAGTAGTATCAAAAAATCTTCTATATGGACCTTCTCTTTTAACATCATTGTCAAAACCTGATGATGAAGATATTGATTTATACTCAATAGCATCTAAAGTATCATCGGTTAATAATAAGTTCATTGCATAGATAGGAGATGTTTCTAACATCTTAGAAATTGTTCTGTGGAAGAAAGATCCCTT